TGTAAAGGTCGTCTGCCTTTTGAAGCAGTTCCGGTTTTGCGCTAAGGGAATAGCTTCTCTGGTCTCCGATATCAAATTCTCCTTTACGGATAACTGAAGTATCGGCAGGGGCTATCCTAAGCGTTGCCTGTTCTGTAGCTTTTTTAAGTAATTCTTGCGCTTTAGTTTTCATTGTCAATCACCTCCCTTTAACTGAAATTCGATTGCACCCTTACGTTCAAGGATTTCCATATATCTTTCCGGTGTGATTTCGGGCTTGGAAAGTTCTTCGATAATGCCTTCGAGTTCCGCGCAGAGTTCTTTCTCTGTGTCGGTGAGCTCTTCGGCATCTTCGTCATCTTTCTTTTTCTTATCAGCGTTTGGAGCATCTGTACTTGGAGGGTCTTCAGCAGGTGGATCTTCGGCAGGAGGCTCTTCTGGAGATTCCTTTGCGAAAGTCATCGATGCTTTAAACCCAACTGATGCAGCCATGTTTTCAACTACGGAAGCAAGGCCCTGGAATACTCCTTTAACGGTAGCTGCGCCTTCGCCGTAAACTGCATCGAATGCTCCAACCACTTCGTCAACAGGAGGACCTTCTGGAGTAGGTTCTGACTCTAGGGCAACGTCATCTGACATTGGTTTAAACGATGGGGAGAATGAAAAACCAGCCATCTTTGAAATGTCTGATAATGCTTTGTTCATAGAGTTGATCGAGCCTTTGATAAGGTTCTTCTTTTCCTTCTCTGACTCTTTCAATGATTCCAGAATCTCTTCTTTGCTTCCCTTTAACTCTGCTTCTTTCTTCGGATCTTCAAAGCTTAATTCTTCGTCCATGTTGTTCACCTCCTTCTTTTCTTCACTCTTGAAGAAAACAAATTTCTTTTTTGTTGCCGGATGGTCTACCAAGCTTACTTCTTTTACTACTACGTTTCTCCTTCTTCTTGCTTTATTCATTCATGTACCTCCTGAAAAAAACAAAAGCCGACAAGCACGGGTTATTCGTGCAAGTCAGCTTGGCTTGTTTTTATCGCTTGAAGATAAACTGTAAGTCATAGTAAGTAAATTCGCAATACTAGATAATTTTTTGTGTTATTTATAGTAACATCATAATTATCTAAACCTGTCAAGTCTTTTTTGTTTATTGTCATATTAAGTTGCAAGGCCTCCTATGCTGAACCCGGTTAGTCCTGACTCCTTAACCATCTGCCATTCCTTGTCATTACGCACCTTTACTGCCATTACCCATGAGCCTTTCTTGATTTTCTGGTCGTACATTTCAAAGTCGCATGGAGCGATAAAGTTTTGCGCTATTCCGAGGTTCCAGTGTGATTCCCAGTCTTTGGATAGTTCGTCTGACATTACTGGAGTCTGTCTGCCGAGACGGTCCTGATGCTGTACGGTTAGGATCTGGTAGTCTTCCATGAACTTGTACATGGCGTTTTCTATCTCTAATTCATCGAACCAGTCGCCCTGAGAGTCTATGTAGTATGGTTCGAGAACTACACCGTAAACTACCCTTCGCTCTTCGTCCATCTTGAAAAATGGTGCTGTAGATGTGAAGTGTCCGTTCTTTTCGAGCATGAGCTGTGGACCACCGGCAGGGAATATAACGAGTGATACTCCCTTGAAAACTATCTTTGATGCCTTTGCATTGTTTTCCTGGATGGAAAGGCGCGGACTTATACCGAAACGCATTATACCCTGACGTCTCTGATAGTCGATGAGTTTTGCGATACGTTCATCGGCAAGGTAGATATCTGCCCTGAGGACTTTATCTGCTTCATCCCATCGTGTGTTTTCAAAGTGACCTACCCATTTCCACGTTCCTTCTTCGAGGTCGTCATGGTCGCAGAAGACAGAGTTCTTGTGACGGACTTCGGGGTCGTCTCCTTCGTGGATTTCTTGCTGTAAGTACGGGATTGAAAGCTTTATCTCTTCGGCGCTGTATAATATGCCGTTTGCCTCACCTTCCCGCAGGAGAACTTCGTCTTTCATAACGTATGGAATTTCTATTTCTGACTTCTGTTCCTGTTCCTTGCGAACCCACTTATCTCCTTCCTTTAAATATGCTTTCTTGAACATAGTCCAGGCGTAACCACCTGGAGACTGCATGTCTGCAGACTTTCCCTGGTCGTAGTATTTCGCCCAGACGTTAGCTTGCGGAAGGTCGAGTCCTGCAGTCTTTAATGCTTGCGGTACATCTTTAAATACAGACCAAGGCATTTACTTCACCTCCGTATTTCTTATTACATCGTCCTTCTTTTTTGGTTTAAGGAGTTTCTTTGGTATCCACTCAGCTCCATTTTCGGCAGAGCTGTCCATTCCGTTACTCTCAAGGACTACTGAGATCTCGGAAAGTATTTTCCGGTAAAGATCGTTTGATATTTCAACTGTTTCGTCTTTTATTATTACTACCTGCGGATCAAGGGTTTCCATTTATCTACTCCGGTGCTACGTTAAACTCTACGTTGAAGTTTGTGCAGTCTGACGGAGGAACGGTATCTTCGATTAATATCGTTGCGCATGCTTCGTCACTGTCACCGCTCTCGTTTTCATTGACATCTGTAGCGCTTACCCTATAGCACTTTAAGGTTTCAACTTCAACGGGAACTACTATTACTTCGCTGTGAGTTAGGTTCTCTACCGGGTTTCCCTGATAGGTAAAGGGAACATCGTATTCAACTCCTGTTGCAATACTTATTGGCGGTCCTGACATTTCCTTGATTGTGTAATGGGCTATGTCTGCAGGTACGTTATGCGTCCATGAAAAGTTCAGAGTTGCATCAGCACCATAGCTTACGCCATACATTAAAAATAAACAGGTAATGAGTAGTAAACATTTTTTCATCATGGCCATCTCCTTTTTATTTAGCGTCTCTTACTTTGCTGCGGTTGTCAAACGGATAATTTGCTACGAGAAGTTCTGTCTTGTTTATCACCCCCCTCCAGGGATTAGCCTGGCTGCGAAGTTTTATGAAGCGCTGATAGAATCCGGTGAATATGTTACGACCTTGTTTTTCGTAAGTGAGCAGGAACTTTCCCTTTATGCTCTTTAGTATTTCCTGCATGGCAACAGGATCTATCTGGTATTTCCACGGGTACTGAGCGTTTGGATAGGGAGGGTCGATGAAGTGGAAGGTGTCTTTGGCATCACCTTTCCTGATTGCGTTTTCGTAAGAGTCGTTCATTATTTCTACATTTTTAAGTCTTTCGCGGACCGGTGCAATACGCTTACATATTGTATGCGTTCTTCCGTCTGACACAGCGTTGTAACTTTTCATAAAACCGACATCTGAAAATCGTTTCAAGTACATTATTCTGTAAAACCTCTTGGAGCTGTTTTCCTTTTGTCCCGGTGTCAACTTATTATGATCAACCTTATCGGGAGTTTGGCTATCGCCAGAACTGCCTTTCGGTTTCTCATCATCGTTGAACCCGAAATCAAAAGCTCCCTCTGACTTTTCCATGAACTGCTTTTGTTCGCTTTTTAATTGTTCGAACTGTTTCTTGCTTGACTTCCAGTTAAATCGTTCGAGGGTTGCGATGTCTTCGTCTGTGCAGGTCTGGATGTACTTGTAAAGGAAGTAGATCTCCGGATCTCTGTCACAAACTATTTCGTGCGGTGATGGATCTTTCTTGAAAAAGAGTGAGCCGCCACCCATGAAGCATTCTACGTAAGTCTGGTGAGGTGGCATGAAGCGGAGTAAGTGTTTGAGCATAAAGCGTTTACCGCCGGGAGAGCCGAACGGCTGACGAACGGATAGGGTTTCGTCAAGCTCGTCTATGTCCATTGAATAGCCGTGGTAAGCGAGGACAACATCCATGCCATCGGTGTAAGGCTGGATTGCCTTGTAGAGCCTGTCTCTTCCCATCTGTACGCATTGCTTGCCGAATGCCGTGAAGATAGCTTCCTGTACGCCGTATTTCTTGCAGAGGGAGATCTGATTGAGCAGGGAAACGTATTGGCGTTTGCTGTACGTTCCTTCTGTTGTTATATTGTCCTTGAAGGAATAGCCGTTTCCTATGAAGAGATCTGCTTTCTTTAAACCTTCTAGGTCGTCCGGACAGAATTCCGGTGCGTAGAGGACTGTCTTTCCGTACACGCTGAACATGACTGACGAGCCGTTTACTTCAACGTCTTCTATGTCACCGAGAGATCCCCTGCTGTATTTTTCTGTAACTGTTGCGTCATACTTGAACAGCTTTGATAGCGGTTCGTGGTCTTCCGGATAGGCACATACTTTTTGCTTGTCACGTTTCATTATGCCGTAAGCGTGTTCCGGTTCCGGAGAGGTCAGGAAGATCATGTCTGGATTGAGCAGGCTTACTTTATCAACCCAGTCCTCGCCACAGTTAAGCATCATTCTCTTGCCTTGAGAGTCAACTACTACAGTTGAATCTGCCTGGCAGTCTGATGACTTGACAAGAGACCTGTCTCCCTTGCAGCCTAGAAATCTTAAAGTAATCATAGTGGTATTCCTTTATGTTACTAATTTGTGTTGCTATTCAACGATTACTATTTCCTTATCTGTATCTTTTGAGTCTTCGAGGAATTCAGCGTAACCTGTAACTGCCTCCTGTCCGTAAAGCATGGTGTCGGTAACTCCGGTTCCCTTATTGAACATATCTATGGAAACGTCAAGAACGATAGTTGCGTCTGGAGCGAGAAGCATTCTTGTGCTGTTGAGATAGCCGAATGACAGTTTAAATACAGAGAAACCGCCTGTTCCCGGAACTGGAATCTCCATGTCTCCGCCAACTCCCTTGTTTACATATATGGTGTTGTAGCCATCTGCTGTCTGGAGCTGACCGAATGAGAACCAGCCACCTTCTTCAACTGATCCGTCAGGACGTATAGTTTTCATGGGACCGACAGTGCATGATGCAAGTACTGAAGCGCAAAGAAGTAATAATAATAAACTTTTCATAGCTACCTCCCCTTGTTCTTTGTTATCCTTGCCTGATTGAATATCCTGATGGGCTGGCCGTCTGCACTCGGAGTTCTTTCAACGTGAGAGGACGTTCCCATTGGAGTCCGTGTTCCCTTTCGTGGCCACCATGTATTTCCCCATGATACAGGAGGAAGCTTGTGTTCTGCGCGTATTTCGTTTATAGTTTTAATTCCGGAGTCTGTGTACTGCGCATCTATCTTTGCCTGAACTTCCCTTTCTTCTTTGAGGGCTTCTATGTCGTCAAGGTTGTACTTTGCCTTGATGTTTTCTTTTCCTTCGAGCTGTTTGAGCTTGGTAATCCTGCTCTGTGTCTTTTTAAGTTTAGGAGATATGGTTCCTTCGTAGAACAGTTTCTTTTGCTGGTGAGCGGTAGCGTAATTGGAATGCTCCATGAGACCGAACAGGATAGGGAATACTCCCATTGCAGCAAACACTTCTTCCCGGGCCTGCTTGCGAAGTTCTATGAATGCCATTTCTCTGTGAGTTGGTGAGATCTCTTTGTACTTAAGACCTTCCTGAAGTACGGCAGTTGTCCATGCATTTGAATAGCTTCCGTACCTTGAACCGAATGATTCTTCGAGACGGTCTATTGCATCAGTTGAAAGATGCCTGTCTGTTTCAAGGACACCACCGATACGAGCGCCCATACGGAAGAAGTTTCTATTGTAAGCAAGGGCGTAGAGATCTATGGTCATGGTTTGGGTTGTGGGAGTTATGGGAGAGAAACCGTAGAGCTCTGATATAGGATTGAAATAGCTGAAGTGAAGTATCTCGCTTGGTTCGAATGTTATTTCGCTTCCGTTCATCGTGTAGATGTATTTACCGACAAGTTTCTTTGGATCTCCGACAACTTTCATGCGGTCAGGACGGAGCGGATAGATCTCTTTTATCTTGTTGTTCTCACGGACGAGTTCCCAGTATGCGTTTCCGGTTAGTTCGAGGAATGAGTAGGTTGCTTCCCATATATCGTACTCGTCATTGATCGGGTTTGGGTTCTGAAGAACTTTTTTGAGTTCGTCTTCCGGAAGCTCCTTGGCTTCTTTTCCAAGTCCTTCATAGAACTTAAGCTCTACACCTGCTGCTGCGTTAGCTATTACGTATACACTTGCGTAAGTCCATGTGTACTTTGCATATGTATAGATGTGCTCTTCCATATCGGAAGGTACGCTTGGAAATGCGTATTCCTGAGAAACAAGCTGAGTTGTCTTTGATTCTTTCGCTAACTGCCGTGGAGCTATAATCTGCCTGTTGCTCTTTATAAGCTGTGTTCCCATCACTTATTCTCCGGTTCCGAAAATCTGGACGAGAGATCCAGATACATTTGATGTTATATAAAATGGTGATAAATATCTGTTTGTTCCTACGTCTATGGAGATTGCTTCTCCTACGTCTATTGCTATGGAGTTTGTTACGTTTACGTCAATGTTCCCTATGAATAGCATGCCTACGTTTGATGGATGAGACTTTATTGTTATGGAATGGAACTTGTGTTGCGGTCCTACCTCTATAGACTTTCCGGCTTCGAATATTTTTATCTGCATGGTGATGAGCTGTATTGTTTTGGGTTTGAATCGATCAAGGAATCTCATACATCATTCTCCTTTTCCGGTGTCCTCCGGCTCCTATGAATATTACTTGCGGTTCATATGAATAGCTGTTGGCAGCTCTCATCGACATCCATGATGCCATTAGTACGTCACTGAATTCTGCAACGGGATAGGTGGTGAATTCTCTTATCCACTGGCATGTTCCGCATTTGCATGTTCCGCTGTGGTCTTCCATGTCTGATGGAATGCGCCACATTCCGCGTGAACATTCTCCGGCAAGGCCTGGAAGTCCTATGCTTGCATCTGTCTTTTCAGATCCGGTGAAGTACGGCTGTATTTTCTGTGATGCTTCTGATGATCCGGGAATGCCTGATACCGCTATCCATTCCTGCAATGCGTACTGGTAGTTATTTGATTCAACGTAGATGAGCTGTGGCTTGTGCTCCATGCTTACTTCTACTATCTGCCGGGCTGTTTCAGGAGATGAAAACTTACCATAACGGATGTCTACCGTGTACTTGTATTTAGTTTCAGGATCTACCGCTATGGTAAATATTGATGTCCTTTTATTATCTGCACCTCTTCTGGTGTTGGCTATGGCAAGGTCGACTCCGGTGAACTTGTGCCATGTTTCCGGTATTTTGAAAAACGGAACCTTTAATGCTGTGAGCTGGTCGACTGTTATGAGCTGTTCATCTGCGCTTACTGTTTCAAGGCCGAATGCCCGCCAGAATTCTCTTGGGTTTATTTCTGTTTCGAACCAGTCCATGAGGGCTTGCCGTGGCCAGACTTCTTCCCAGATCGGATCGAAGTTACGGTTTATGCCTTTTGCGAATACAGCGCCTGCGAATACCTTGTGCTTGCGGAGTACTCCGGTGAGATCTGCTTCGTGGTATGGAGTGCAGATGTAAGTCATTCTTCCGTTCGGACCGAGAAGGTTTTTAAATGGAGTCCATGAGTTGTCTATGATTGACTGCCGTTGTCTGGGTTGGGAGATGGAGTTAACGTAGGTGCATGGATCGTCAAACATGAGCCAGTCTTTTCTACCGGACGGGGCTGATGTTATTCCCATTGAGTGGATAGATGGAGATTCGTCTGTACGGTCTCGTACAACGGTAAGACGGTCGAGTTTCCAGCTCAGTTTCTTGTTTGGAATTACGTGCGGAAAAACCGTGTGGTATCTTCCGTTCTCTTCTATTGTTTCTTTAATGGCTGAGATTGCGGAGTGGCCCATTGGCTCTGACTGTCTGACGATACCGAATCGGAGGTTTGGGTTCTTACCGAGACCGAAGGTTGGGATGCCGAGAGTTATCTGGGTTGAATTGTGAGTTATGAAATCATTTGTTATGTGATTTCTATTTTTCTCAACTGATATGAAATACGTTTCTTCAGGTGGAAGTATGTTTACAGATACTATTCTGTCCCAGAATATAGGTGCATTTAATTTTTGCAAAAGAAGATCATTTTCCTCAAGCCATGCTGCATACTTAGCAACTTTTATATCGTTACCATTGCCGGTTGTTCCAAAATGACCACTGCTTTTTTCGGAACGATCACTATACCAATCTCTTGTATGCTTTAAATAAGATCTCCATTCAGGCGGAACCACATTAATCCAGCTTCTCGAAAATTTTCTATTGTTTAGCTTGTTGCAAATATCGTCAAGGACATTGTTCTTTTCTCCCTTGAATTTTATATTCTGTCTGAATAGAAGTACCATATCTCCACGGACAGAAAGTCTCCATGAAACATGTCGCCTGCCGTTGTATGTTCCGTTTTTTAATTTCAGGACTGAAACTATATTGAAACGCAGGAGAAGGGTTGATATGTCTTCCAGTAATTTTTTACTTACCGATGAGAATGATATTTCAAGCCTGTTCTTGTCAACTGTTCCGTCACATGCAAAGTAAGCGCCTATGAACTCTGAAAGCTGATGCAGTGGAAGTCGGAATATATTTGATGGAACTGATTTTGTGTAGGAATTTTTACCGTATAGAGAAAATAGTTTTAGAATGTTTTCGGAAGGTTGACGAAGAGTGCATCTGTATATTTTTTCCTGCGTACTGTATCCTATGCCAAGGCTGTTACATATTTCCTTAAAGTGATTAATAATCGATGTGTCCTTGTTTGTAAATGAAGGCGGATGCGAGCATGAACCATCACCAATCATGTATCCGATAAAAATATGATCTGGATTAGTTGATTGCACCGGACTGAAATGAACTCCAGTTGCAACAGGAATGAAATCATTTACTGAAAGAAGTTCTGCGTTTTTCCATGATCCTGAAAAAGTATAGAACGGATGATTTGACGTACACTTAATTGTCCTTCCTGATTTTGTTGATACTTCAAATATTCTATGCAATCCGTTAGAAGAAACGCTTGAGCATATATCTGATTCAAATGAATGGGTTTTTATGTTGTATGAAATTATTGATTCCTGCTTTTTTATGCTTCTTACTTCCCTTAGTTCTCCGCTAGAAAGCTGTATTAATGTTTCTCCGACTTCGCATTTCCCGTGGAATTGGGGAGCAAGTATCATCGACCATTTCTTTGACTGTATAAAATCGTGCCACTGTCGGTGAAGATCGGCTTGCTCTATGTCGAAGACGTACTCCATGTAGTCGTTGATGTTGACTCGAGCGCGTCTTATCTTCTCTGCTTCTGATACTTTCTGAACTATGTTACCGGCATTTGCTTGTGGCATAGTTACTGTATATCGAAGATATTGACTTCTTCTTCTGCTGAGTTTTGCGGTGGAATTATCTCTTTTACTTCATTTGATTTTTCTTTTTCTTCAAGCTGACCGACAAGAGAAAACTTTCCAAGCTCTTCAGGCTTTCTTGATTTGCCGACAGAATCTTCATCTGAATCATTATTTACATCTTCAAGCTTTAAGCCCATGATTCCGAGAGACTCCTGGTATTCCTTCAATTTATCTATTAGTTTTATCACGAAGTCTGTTACTTCTTTCAGGGGAGCTGCCTTTACCTGTTCCTTGAACTCTCTTGATTTGATTAGCTTAATGAGGAAGCTGTGGCCTATTTCAAGGAATTCCTTTGACTGCTTTACTCTTACTATATCGTTGATGCGGAACGCTTCCTTCTTCATCCTCTGGATTTCTGAAATGCTTATTCCAGACTGTTCGGAAGTTTTCACCAGATCGCCTTTATTGAGATAAAGGAGAGCCAGTGTGTCTTCAATAACCTTTTTACTATACTGCATTTTAGGTGAGCTCATGGAACAAATCCCTCTGCTTTGATTATTGTCTATGCACTGTATTCTGTCAAGTAAAAAATGATGATTGAATTGACTTTAGTCAGTGTTAAGTATCTATGCATGGAGAACTTCTATATTTTTCACCACTCAGTACAAGCTTTATTGACCTGTCAAATGAACGTGCGTCATCAAACGGTTCGTTTGGTTTTCGCACTAGATCGTTAATGCATTTCGGCCAGTTTGATGGGATTGGTTCATCTGTTCTGGTTGCCCAACCGAAATCAGTGAGATTTATCTTTCCGTTTAGTATGAGTATATCGTCTGGTTTGATATCGTTGTGACAGCATTTGTATTTCTTCAGGGTAGTGAGTATGTGAGCCATCTGTATTTTCCAGTCACTCGGGATGTTGTATTGAGAGATACGCTCTCCTATGAATGTGAGAAGTACGTAGCCGTTGGCAAACGTGTCGAGGACTTTAGGAACACGATCGAAATCTTTAAGCTCCTGGAGCCAGTAGAGTTCACGGGTAAGGCAGTCGCAGCCGGGATACTTCTCGAACCGTCTTTTCTTTAATACGTACTGGTTGCTGTTTCCGATGTACGCTTCTGATGTACCCGATCTATACATGCGCATAATAGAGTTCCCTTCCGGGCCGTGAGCCTTCGCCTATTAGTTTGCAGTTTGGAAAATGATAGCTGAGTGCTTTAAGGAATTCTTCACGGGTGTACTTTTTGTCGGTGAGACGTTCGTTGTAGGTGAGGTGGCCGAATGATTTAACCGCGCTGTCGTCCGGACCTATCCATTCAATGAGTATGAATTCTCCGGTAAGGCTACGGAGGTGGTTGATCATGTTTTCAAGAGAGCTCATTACTGTAGTGCATGAATATATCCAGTGAACTATGGCGAGGGCGAGAACGATGTCGTGTCTTATTGAGTAGTTCTTTATATCTGTTACGGAACCGTTTATGTTTTTTATATTGAAGTAGTAGATGGCATCGTTCATCGTGTTTATGTGTGATGCGTCTATGTCTATGGCTGTTACGCAGTCTGCACCGTTACGTGATGCAAGGATTGACCAGAAACCTGTTCCGCACCCTATATCAAGTACTGATTTTCCTGTCAATCTTGCAGGTGTAAGGTATCCTTTCAGCTTGTCATACTTGAAAGCGTTCTTGTTTATATTGTCTGGGATGAGGTCATCTTTTGTTATGACGTAGTTATTGTAGCCGGTTACTTTTGCAGTACCGTCTTCTATGATGGTGAAGGATGGCTTTGGACTTCTTATATTTGGAGTTTTACACAGATCCATGTCAGTATATTCCAAGGTTTGAGTTATACAGCAGCTTGAATCTTTTAGGATTGCTGTCTTTAAGTTTTTTCCACCAGCCACGCATGTTAGCTTTATCGCAGAATATGTTCCAGATTGAGCCAGCATCTATTATGGTGCATTTAGTTCCAAGAGATTTAAAGAGATCGTACACTACAACCTTTCCGGCAAGAGATGCATGAACTAATATTACAGAATCTTTAGTCGATACTTTTATGGTACGCTTTACCATATCGTCTTTCTGGGTATAGCAGTCACGTTCTATTATTGGAATGTAATGCTTTATCGGGAAGAGTGACTCTGCATTTCTTAATGACTCCGGACCTACAAATATTATTTCCCTGTTTCTTAAAGCTTTTATAAGCGGGAACAGTTGTCCTTCCATTGAAGAACTGTGCATGATGTATCCGTTATACCACTTTATCTTTACGTTATTGTCTATGCAGAACTGAGATGAGTAATGACCGCTCAATGCTATGTTGTACCATGTTCCGTAATAGTACTGTGGATCTGTGTGAGGCTTTACAATAGATTCGTAAAGATCTCTTCTTAGGCGTGGGAAGTAAAGATGGCCGCCCCCTGTCCTGTCTGGCAGGCCTCGCCTTCCGGTAATGATATTCCACTCTCCGTCAAAGTATCTGGCTAAAGAGAAATTAGTGTTTGAGTTAATGAGACGGACGTAGTGCTCTAGCGTGTATCTTTCTATGGATGGCATTGTTTTATTTCCTTATTCATTTCTGCTGCTACTATTTTTAAGGTGTTTCCGTAAACTGCTTCTCTGACTTTCTGTGATATGGTCAATGACTCATCTCTGTTTTGTATGTAATAATCTATCTTGCATATAAGCTCATCGTCATAGACGAAATTGGTTATATACTTAGATATCTCTTTTAATCCTGCGTTAAGCTCGCACATGCACAGACAGTCACTGCATGCGTATATGTCATAGACTCTTGGTGGAACCATTCCGTACTCAAGCATGTCGGGATGGCCCGCAAAGAATGTTACCTTTCCTTTATTATAGAATTCTGAATACTGTTCGTTTGGAAAGTATGGAACGTATGTTATTCTGTCTAGTTCTTCGGTAGTTAGTTTCTTGTTCCATCCACCGCCAGCTATCATTATCTTGTACTTTTTTTTCTTTATTAATTCTTTCATAATGCTGACACGTCTTGGCTTTGAAGCATTACCCATTAGCACTATATCGTATTCCGGGTCTTTTGACGGAGGGCTGTATGTTTTTGAAGTACCGCCTATTAACAGGGAGACCGGAACGCTGAAGAATGAAGGTTCAAGAGTTAGTTTTTTTGATACTGTCCATATATGCCTGAACTGTTTCTGAAATGACATCCACTTTGGTTCTGTGAGTAGTCTTGGGTGACTGAAGAACCACATGAACTTGTATGGCGCTGAAAGGAATCTTTCGTGCGGGCTCCATGTTCCGAACAGAAACAGGTCGATGTCTCCGTTGTTACTTACTATTGTGTATCCGAGAGATGCAAATTCCCTTTCGAGATCTTTTTTTACCCAGTAGTCCTGCCATAAATTTGCGTTTGCTCCGGATGTATCGGAAGGAGATAGGATGTGAAGTTTTTTCATTAGTCTCTTCCTATTCTTATTATTGTTACTTTTTTATTGTCAGCTACGTATCCCCACGGATCTATTACTGTTGAGCCACAGGGGAATGAGAAGGAAGCGAACTCTTCGTGTTTGGTTCCTATGAAGTATACGCCTGTCTGGAAGTCTGGAAGGTCGAACTTATCTATGAGGTGGTCGTACATGATTACGTTTACGCCACGTTCTTCCAGTATGTTTTTGAGAAGGATAGATGGGCTTCCGACTGTTATGTTTGTTTCCGGCTTGAATGATTTGCCGAGGATGTATACTGTGTCGCCGGGAACATTCTTTTCCATGATGAGGTCTGCCAGGAATTCAGTCTGTTTCTCACGAGCCATCATTACACTTTCAAACCAGTCATAGCTGAGATTGAGTTCACGGGATAGCCATGACAGTGCTATGTTATCGCGTGGATGGCAGCCACCACCGTCTCCCATTCCGGCATCTAAGTAACGTGTACTTATCAGGCGATCTGTTGCTAGCTTGAGGGCTGATGTTACTTCATCTACGTTACAGCCAGGAGACTTGTGGCAGATTTCCATAAGTGTGTTTACAAATGCTATCTTCATTCCTATGTAGGTGTTGTATGCGACTTTTATGAGTTCTGCGTTCTCTATGGATGTTTTATAGAACGGTTTATCGTGAATGGTTGTGTAGAATATTTCTGCCATAGTTGCTGCTGCGTGACTCTGCACTCCGAAGAGAACGAATTCAGGATTGAGAAAGTCAGGGATGGTAGTACCCATTGCTATGAAGAACGGGTTGTAACAGAGTTTTGTATGAGAGCCTATGAGTGGAAGTATCTCACGGCGTATTGTTCCCGGAAGGACTGTTGATATTATTATTACCACTTTGTCCTTTCCGAGATTTTCTATCTGGCCTGACAGTTCCTTTATTCCGTCTTTGAGAAATCCATAGTGGAAGTCTACACGTTCTTTTGGTATGCGCGTTACTCCTTCGTAACGAGGGTCGTGCGGAGTCTGGATGGGAACGAATATTATGTCGGATGAGGAAACCAGATCAGGAACGCTTACTATTTTTATGTTTGTTTTTGACAGTAATTCCTGCGCTCCCTCTTCCTTGTATGGTAATGTTTTCGTTTCGAGCGTTTCCTTTACTTTCGGGTCCGGGTCATAACCGACAACGCTGTATCCTTTGCTTTCTATTGCGAGAGCAGATGGAAGTCCAAGTTTTCCGAGTCCCATAAATCCTATGTTCATGTTGTCCTCCATTAGTATTGAAGTACCAGGTGAGATCCCTTCCTGAATATTACTTCTTTTCCTTTGCTTATTTCATCATAGAGTTTATCGTTTATAGCTCTGATGTGATCTGGTTTTTGCTTTCGGATAGGGTGAAAGTCTATCCAGTTTACTATTATGAGCATACCTTTACTTTTCCTGAGCATGCGTTCTATTATTGGAAAGCACTTGTTGAATTCTTCTTCCTCTATGTGCTCTATTGATTCAGAAAACACTATCGTATCCCATGTTCCTGTGTACATGGTGTTAATGAGAGATTCATGTAATGTGCAGTTCTGCAGTGACAGCTTAACTTCTTTCATGTCGAAAAGCTCCCTTGTCTCTGCTACCATTTTAAATACGTCAGGTGATGGTTCTATCATTTCTGTCCGTATTCCGTAATAGCTTAGAGCTAATGACAGATCTCCCCTGCCACCACCGATGTCAATTACTGCAGTTGGAAATCTTACCTGATGCTTTCTCAATGTGTCAAGCTGATCTCTTACGGGCATTATAGGATGTACTTTTTTTCCATTTCCCTCGAAGCTGAATATATCCTTGATAGCTCTGAATGACTTTAGGCCGAAAGCATATCCGATTGCGCATACTGTGTCTCCATACTTAAGCTGACCCATGAGCCATGCTTTTGCTTCAGGTTTTCCCGGTCTGGTGAGTTCGCTGTATGTGTTGAAGTACGTAATTAGAAAGATCCTCCGAATACGCTGTTATATAATATCTTATCTTCTTTGTATGTATCTACTACCATTTCTTTTAAATCTTTATTTTCGTCAAAGAACTGTATTGCAATTTTCTTGAACTTTATGTTCTGGTTTAGATGTTTGATTGGCTCTTCTATGCCGAATGCACATGGCAGCTCATGTATGTTCTCAAGTTTAATGTATTTGTTTACCGGAATTATATCGCGGTTTTTATCGCTCAAGAGAATGACCGCTTTACAGTAATGCATGTCTAGTTTTTTTCCTGAAACCTGTATTGACGTAAGAAGATTTATCATCATCTCTCTCCTTGTAGATAAATCATCACTTCTAAATATATACCTGTACTTCTTGCTTAAGGAAAGAAATCTCTGGTATGGATCTCTCAGAACTACTGCCGTGTAGTAACTGTGCAGTTCAGGATGTGTGAGATAATCTGCAATTATAAATCCGTGCTTTCTCAGTAATTCATTTGATGACGTAGAACCTGTTTTTGGAATAGAGACGAACATTTGTTTTTTTTCGTGATTAACATAGCAATGGCCCCTTGGCCTGAATCTCATCTTGAATTCAAATTCAGCTTGCGTCATAGTCATTAATCTTTTCTCAGTATTGCCACGCAGAACTTGCATCTTGGAATTATATTCCATAATAAATCCCCTTTCTCAGTTTGTTGTGAGACATTACACAGTATTCAACGAATCCATCAAGTGGAAGCGTTCTTTCGAATGATGTCGATGCGTTCTTTGGAATATTGAGGTAGACTGCTTTGTGTGTATCGCTTACAAAGCAATCCCACCTGTCTTTTATTCTTGGATCGTACTTTAACTGGTCTATGTTCATAGCAGGCTCCAGTTGCTTATGTCTCTAGAGCAGTTCTTTGCATACCATAACTGGTCAGGCGTAATGCTGTTTGGATTTATGTACCAGTCGAGGTGTCTTGCAATGTAGGGAGCGTGTGTTCGTATGCCAAGCTGGTGACGGATAAAGTTTGAGCCAGCCCGGTACATACCGAAAGTAGTGTCTATGCGGGCATCTATGTATCTTATTTGTTTTGATACGTTTACTGTTTTCACCTTCTTGTTCCAGAACTGCATCAGATGTCTTCCCGTTACTTCTGTTTTCTTGGGGTAGTGGTCTGGGATGTCGTATATGTCAAGCATCGGACCTACTACGTTGCAGGATGGAAGCTCTTCAAGTATTTCTGAATATATTCTGAGTATGTCTTTTGGTGCTGTAATTTCTATGTCGCAGTCTGTTACGATGTAGTTTGACGGAGGTCTTTCGTTAAAGTATCTATGTATTGTTATATTTACGCTATTCAAGTCTTCCTTTCTGGTTATTTTCTGGTTGTAATATACGTGAAAGCCGGAACGTGAAAGCCGTTCAAGGTAGCAGATAGTTGGCGGGAAGGTGGAGCCGTTGTCGTGGATTATTATATCTTCTACGTGATCAAGACATGTGTATGAATCAATGACAGAGCAAAGTACGCCAAGTCTATCGCAGGTTATTATGAATATCGGAACAGGTTTCACGATATGAACCTTATCATTTCCATGTGTCTTCTTTCGAAGTCTTTTGGTTTGCCATAATTGGTTTCTATGATTGATCTTGTAGGGCTTGTCTGTACATATCTGTTCCAGTGTTTGGTAAGTATCCTTACTCCGTATTTGTCCGGGCTGTCGAATATGTCTGAGCCGGGGTATGGAGTGAAGAGTGTCACTATTACTTTATCAGGTTTTACAGTTGAGATAAAGTGTTTATTCTTTTTTATGGTATCCTCTGTTTCAAACGGCAGGCCTACCATGAAGAATGCTTTGGTCTTGAACTTGTATTTCTTTGCAAGTGCTATAGAATTTGCGTGATCGCTTGCCGTTTCTTTTTTATCAATAGCTGAAAGAACTCTGTCGTCAGCGCATTCAACGCCGAACCCTATTTCTTTACATCCGGCGTAGTCAAGCATATCGCAGAACTCTTCATCTAGAGAGTCTGACCTTACCGAGCATCTGAATTCTATACGGAGGTCGTGGAGTTCTTCAGATAGGTTTCTTAACCATTTTTTGTTGAGCAGTAGGTTGTCGTCAAGAAAGCGGAAGTGATTGCAGTTGTAGGTTTTCTGCAGCTCTTCTATTTCGGAAGCTATGTCACCGTGATCTCGAAGGAGTACTTTGCGCGGTATGTTTGCACAGAATGAGCATTTGTGTGGACAGCCACGGCTTGCTGTTATGGTAGTTGCAATAGGACCTGTTCCGTATCTGTGTCCTTCCCAGAGTAAGTTGGTTGCTATGTGTTCAGGTTTCATTAAGTGTCTGGACGGGAAGGGGATGTCATTGAGACTGGTTAGTGGCATTGACAGTATGTCAGGCTTCCTGTAAAGGATTGCGCTTAGGACTGCATATTCACCGGAACCTATTATGATTACATCGAATGTATCTGTAAGGGTTTCTGCCATGAAGCTTGCATGTGGGCCTCCTATTATGTGGAACTTGTCTTTGTATATTCTGCGGAGGTATCGTGATGTGTTTACCGTCTGGTTTATCTGGGAAGTTGTTGCGGTGAAGCAGTATATGTCGTGTTCTTTTATCCTGTGTATATCGCTGTCTTCTCTTAGGTCATAGAGTATTGCCCTGTATCCGTTTCTTTCAAGGATGGATGCTATGTAGAGCAGACCGAGCGGTGGATACACCATAGGCTCTATTGAACTGTTATCTGCAGGATTGATGAGGGCTACTGTAGTCATCTATGAACCTTAGAAGTTTTGCAACGTCTTCTGTTCGTTGCGGTGCTAATGCAGTGTACTGGGCTCTTACGTTATCGAACTTTCCTCTCTTTATTCTTTCTTTGCTGGTCTCGTCTTTGACTGCTTTCCCTTTAGCGAAATGCATGTGCTCTATGAACATGTCGATTCTTTTGTGCCGTCCTATTCTTTTAGCAACTTCGTTTAGCCAGGAATCGTTGAAGTCGCATGAGAAGTATGGCGGAGCGAGGTATCCTATTGTTTCCGGCCAGTTCCGGTGAACAAAGAAATATGCCCCGAACTCCCTGTGGTCCTGTATACCGTCTCTTCCGTAGACGAGAACTATCCTGTCATCGTATGAATTTATGGTGTCTGTTACTTTTACATCCCATCCCTTGGTACGGAACACAGCTTCGTCACAAATGAAACCGATTATTTGACCGGAAGATATACCGTAGCATTTGTTCCACATCTGGGATAGGAGTATACGAGCTCCTTTTATGTATGTTACTTTTATATCTTTCAGGTATGCACTCATTCTTCCTGCCCGGGCGAGTGATTCGTGATCATCTGTATCTATGTAGAAAATAAGCTCTATGGCTTTTGAGTTTGCTGCCGTATCTAATATTGACTGGTAAAGCCGGGTCATGTTATCAGGTCTTTTGCGGGTAGGGCATAGAATGGATATCATCTGTAGTAGTCCTGAATGAAACGGGTTAGGAGTACGGAAGCGGGAAGTTCGTCTTTTCGTGATGTTATCCTGTTGTCGTATACGTCATATTTATTAAGGGTGTAGTCTGCTCCACCTTTGAACATATCGTTTCTTTCATGGCACGTCTCGTCATTAGCGGTCTTGTCTGCGTAGTGCGTGTGTTCTATCAGGATGTCTTCCCGGTATACATCCCTTCCTATTTTCTTGGCAGTATCTGTAAGCCACCTGTCTGCTTTATAGAATATGAAATAGGGAGGCGTTACGAACCCGACTGCGTTAATCCAGTTCCTGTGGATGAAGCCCATTGTTCCTAGATCATCTTTCCGCACACCATCTTTTCCGTGAACGTAGAGTATCCTGTCTGGAACTTTACGGAATTCTTCACGTATCGTTTCATCCCATCCTTTTGTCTTAAACACTGCGTTATCGCATCCGTAGAATACTATATCTCCAGTAACTTCAGATCCGCGGTATGCGTGGTTCCACATATCGCTGCCGATGAGAAGTCTTTTGTGTACGACACCTGTTATCCTTTTGCTGTCAGGATACTTATCACGTTCCCTTGACATCATAAGGGAAAGCTTGGCTATCGATTCCCTGTCGTCTGCATCTATGAAGAATGATATCTGCAGTGAGATAGGGCTTGATGCCGTTTCATTTGCAGAATTCCAGATTCTCTGCATTATGTCTGGTCGTTTTCGTGTCGGTATGAGCAGTGTTATTATCATGTCTTCTTCTCCCGGCATCTTTACATCACTGAGCCGTATCTTGTATTCCTTGTTTGGATTTAGGGAGTTTAAGTTCATAGCCGTGGCTCGAAGAACGGGTGTTTAATGTCTATGGCTTCCTGCATGTATTCGGGATAGGAACCTTTGTATGGTTTAAGTTTTGGATTGGTGAAGTCTCGCTGTTCTGTAAGGGCATCGAGCTCTTCTTCAGACCTTACGTTCCAGCAGTTCCGGGCGTAGTTCTTGTAGAAGAATTTTGACTGTTTTCGTTTGTAGGCATCCCAGGGAAGGGCATGGCCAACGTGGAAGCACTTTACTTGTTTAAGCTCGAGGAATGTTCTGGTAGTAGCTACCGCCTGATGGTTCCCCATGTAGAGTATTGAATTGGGCCGGGAGTCTGAGTAGTATGCGGTTGGGATGTTTCTTACTATGCGGTGATGCATGTTAACGCCGAGCTTCGGGATGTAGTTGAATACGTCACCGTAGAAGTGGATGTTTCCGGTATTGATTCCGGTTATGTCTGAGTTGGCAGGATCGTTGATAGTTTCTCTTATTAACTCCAGGTCTTCGAACGACCAGAACTCGTCAGCGTCAAGCTGCAGAATGAAGTCGCAGGTAACGTGTTTTAGATATTCGTTCCGCATTACGGAATTGAATGACTTGTTGTAATTGAACAGCTCGCCGTAAGTTCCTTCCCGGTATATTATCTTGGAACCATTCAGTGATGACGGGTACTTTTTTATAACCTCGCTTATTTCCTGCTTTGTGTTATCGGTAGACGGCCCGAACGGTGAGCCGTTTATTATTATGATCTGGTCGGCATGATGGATGACCTGAGGGAGTGTGAATTTGATCAGCTCCTGCTCGTTGTATACTATCATGCAGACGGCAAGGGTCTTCAAGTACTTACCTCCATGAAGAATTCAGTGAGCTTGCATTCTTTTATTATATTGCGGACGAGCATGCGCATCTCGTTTGTATTTGATATGTGGCCGTGGACGTGAACTATGTCGTTACCGTCTTTGGTGTGGCCGATGTGCTTCGATGCTATTATGTAGGACTTCCGCTTCCTATCCCATGCTTTTACGTCCTGTTTGCAGAACTGACATTTCATTCTATATTCTCCTCCATGTCAAGGTCAAACATATTGCAGCAGAGTTTCTCGAAGCACAGCACCATGAAACAGTTCTCGCACTGGTAGTAGGTTGCGTTATCTTCGGTGCAATGAACGTCTTGCAGATTTACGTAATCCTCGCAGCGCGGGCAGTAGAGTACCATTATGTATCACATAGAAAAACGCCCCATCGGGTGATCAGCCCTATGAGACGCTTTTCTGAGGAAGTCGGTCTGCCTAACAGTGAGAGAGTGAGAGATGTGGTGGAGGGTATTATCTCTCTTATG